CCTCAATAGGGGTCAGATCCGGAAGCTGTTAGCTTTCAGCTTCTTGGGGACCCAAGCAGCCAGACTCTTTTGAGAGTTTGAACGCTTGCAGAACCATAGAGGAATGTCACTTTGATTTCAAGTTAATCTTGTCACCGAAGTAGACGGAGTTATCTAGCAGTGGAATGTATTCCACCGGTAGAACACCTGGAAGTACACAGTCATCCTCTGGGTCAATTGTCCATAGGAGTTCAAGCTGGTTCATTACCAGCTCACCCCTGTGGTTCAATTCCCAGACGATAGGGTGCAGATTAGTTTCACTAAACTGCCCCCCATCTGGATCGATCTGCCTTTGATCAATGCAGATCGCCGCAGAATCAAAGAATTCCTTAACGGGTTTATTCCCACTAAGGTATTCAAAGATTCTGTCCCGCTGCTCTGCTAATGAACTTAACCTTAATTTGAAGACATTACGTCTCAAATCAGTTAAGAAGGATTCAGACAGTGTTACCCCGAAAGGGCGCACTGCGAAACCTGCTTCATTAAGCATGACAGTAGCGTACATTTTAGCTTTATCACTAAGATGACGCGCAGGGACGAATTGGTCCGGGGATGGTGAATATCCTCTCAAGTTCATCAACCTAAATAGGTCAGGGAGTAACTTAATACTCTTACTGGCACTATCCAGGGCTGTGTACTTGATACCAGATATTTCCTCACAATCTAGAAATTGCCTTTTAGCAAATTCTATTTGTGAGAACCCCTTCTGCGATATAATAGACTTATCCATATTGATGGAAACACCAATATTGGACATATAGTCTTTATATCTCAAGGCCACCTCCTCATTTCATATCACAACATCGTCTCCTAGAACAGAATATTCACGGAAGGACTTATGTCCAAATCCGTGAGCTATTCATTCTATTAGAAGATGATGTGTAAGTGAAAAGATAGCTCACGAGGAATACATTCCTAGTGGCTGTCCTACACTTCACCTAACGTCTCCGTTAGGTGTATGAAATGATCTATTGGTTAAGATGTCTTTCCATCAGTTACCATATCGGTCTCCAAATATAGCATTTACAACAATAAGCTGTAAATCTATAGGGAACCGGTCAGTAGCTGATGACAAGTCGTATGAGAACGTTTGTTTCCCTTGACTCAGCTTAACAAGCCTATCGGTTTGTTTTGCCTGGTCTCAGGTTCCATCTGTTTCCATACCTCTAAGGACTCTCATAATAATATCATGAGCAGGCCGTAGAGCCATCTGTGTCCAATAGTCACCAATTGCTATGACTCTAGTCTTTCCTCCAGCCTCTGGTAGAAAACTAAGTTTTCCACTTCGAAGCTTTTGGAACTGACTATCAGCCATGTGCAACTTAGCAAAGGCAGCTTGCTTGTTGAATCACTC